TGGATGGGCGAGCTGGAGAAGGCGGCAAAGCAATCATTCCCTGGCGCAGAAATGACAGACATCAAAGCGAAAACATTTGATGATCCGATCCCATGGTGATAACGTGATGGCACTTGAATGCACAAAGCTTAACCCATTTCCCTTTGTGCAATCTGCCTCACTAAACTGGCCCAGCATTGCGCTGGGCCTTTTTTGTGGTAAGGTTATGCAAAAGCATTGAGGACTAACATGGCAAAAAAACCTGTAAAGATTGACAGTGACCTGATGCACAAGATTGCAGACAGGCTGGCTGTAGGCGAAACACTCAAGGATATATTGAAGGCAAGCAACATGCCAACGTATCAAGGCGTGATGCAAGCTGTGCTGCGTGACGATGACTTATACGAGATATATCGTAGAGGCAGAGTGATGCAGAGTGAGTACCACACAGATCAGATCATCAAGTTGGCGCAAGACCCGTTGCCTAAGTTTGAGGACAACAGGCTAGCCAATGCAGAGGTGCAGCGGCGCAGGCTTGAGATCGACAGCTTGAAGTGGACATTAGCACGTAACATGCCTTGGGGTGTACGCGACAAGAAAGAGGATCAACCACAAGCTCAGACGTTTACAATCAGTTGGGCTGGGGGTGATGTTGCAGTCAATGCTATCGTTGATGAAGAGCAAGACGACAGCGAACAGGCAACAAAGCACTGATGCAAAATCATGTGTATACTACACATCCTGACGTTGACAGCTACGCGCGTGAGGCAGGCGGCTGGATCGCCTCGGCATCGGGGCAGATCAGGCAGCCTCGGCGGGGTGGCAACCACTACATCTTGTGGTTTGCATTTATTGCATGGCTCGGTCTGATATTTTCTGCAGCAATATCAATGGCTTACAAAAGTTTTAACATAATAGCTATTATACGACTACCGATAAGCTATGCGTTTTGCGCAACCCGCACCCCCACCCCCCCTGACAATCGCCGCCACTTTCTACCACGTATATCACCCGACTGGAGTATACGTTTTGTCTGACAGCCTAACAGCCGAGCAACACGCAATGCTCAATCATCTGCAACATTTGCGCAGCGGCATCATCCACGGCGTTAGTGTTTCAAAGCAGCTTGAGTGCGCAGTGTTGCTTATTGATGTGTATGAGGCTATTCTTGAGAGGCATGGGATACTGATCTATGAAAATCAGGAAGAGGTCGTAGAGCATTGACGCATATTGAGATACCGTATGAGCCGAGGCCGTTGCAGATGTCTTTGCATAATGAGATGCAGGAGAAGCGGTGGGGTGTTGTGGTATGTCATCGGCGGTTTGGCAAGACTGTTTGGGCGATCAATCATATTTTGCGTCATGCGTTGCTTTCTGAGAAGCCGAACCCCCGTTATGCTTATATGGCACCCACCTATCGTCAGGCGAAAAATGTAGCTTGGGATTATATAAAACATTTTGCGGGTGGCATACCGAATGTGAAGTTTCACGAGACTGAACTGCGTTGTGATCTGCCTACGGGCGCAAGAATATCGCTTCTCGGTGCTGAGAACCCTGACAGCCTGCGCGGTATTTACCTTGATGGCTGCGTGATGGATGAGGTCGCTGACATGCCTGAGAATGTGTTTCCTGAAGTGTTGAGGCCAGCGTTATCGGATCGGAAGGGGTTTTGTATTTTCGTTGGTACGCCGAAGGGGCATAATGCGTTTTATGATTATTATGAGCAGGCGACGGGGAGCGATGATTGGCTGGCGGCTGTGTACAAGGCGTCTGAGACTGGTTTGCTGGATGAAGAGGAATTGTCTGCCGCGCGTCAGATGATGACGAATGACCAGTACATGCAGGAGTTTGAGTGTTCTTGGAATGCGAATGTGCCTGGTGCGATTTATGGTGCTGACTTGGAGAAGATTGCCGAGGCTGGTCAGATCACGAAGGTGCCGTATGATCCGAGTGCGAAGGTGGACACTTGGTGGGATTTGGGAGTTGGGGATAGTACGAGTGTGCTATTCACGCAGACGATTGGTCGGGCTGTTCATGTGATTGATTACTATGAGAATAGAAATCAGGGATTGCCGCATTACTGTAAGATTTTGAATGAGCGTGGGTATTTGTATGGGACGCACAATGCGCCTCATGACATTGAAGTTCGGGAGCTTGGGTCTGGGAAGTCTAGGCGGGAGACTGCTTGGGATTTGGGGTTGAATTTTCGCGTTGTGCCTAAGCTGCCATTGGAGGATGGGATACATGCGGCTCAGATGTTGATACCGCGATTGTGGTTTGACCGTGAGAAGTGCAAGCAGTTGCTGGAGTGTTTGCGTCAGTATCATCGGGCTTATAACGATAAGAATAGGACGTTTCGTGCGAACCCTGTGCATGATTGGTCGTCCCATGCGGCAGATGCGTTTCGGTATTTTGCAGTTGGTTTGCGCGAAAGCGGTACGACTTTTAAGGCACCGCAGAGACAGGCGGTGATGGATTATGACCCGTTTGCCGCTTGAGTATAGATTAGCGACTGAGCGGGACGTTCCTGCTGTGACTGATTTGTGTCAGGAGTTTCACGGGGTGTCGTATCAAAAGACGGTGCCGTTTGACTGGGACAAGATGGGAGATTGGGTCAGTGATCGAGTTAGTGATAGTGGTAGTTTGGTTGCTGGGGCTTGGAGCGGGTCTGATCTTGTCGGATCGGTTATAGGTTTGACGTTTGTGCCGCCATATACCAACAGGGTAGTCGCAGGCGATTATATCTGGTATGTTAAGCCAAAATACCGTGGTGGCATGGTCGGGGTTCGGTTGCTACGGATGTTTGAGAATTGGGCGTTAGATGCTGGTGTTGTACAGATTTTGACAGGTGCGACATCTGGCATTAAGAGTGAAAGGGGCGCTGCGTTGCTGGAGCGTCTAGGTTTTGTTCCTACGGGAACTGCGTTATATAAGGATGTTTAGTTATGGGTGCTTTCTTTGGTGGTGGAGTTGCTAAGTCTGCGGCTCAGGGTGCAACGTCTACGGCGCGTGATCCTGCTGTTCGTCGGACTGGATCGGATAAAGGAACGCAAACGCGGGGATCATCCCCCCGTCTACCAGCACGAAAGCCCACACAGATTGAGCGGACTGTGTATAACGTGACAGGAAATATTGCTCGTGATTTGTCAATGGGCTTGGCTACGTTTGGTCAGAGCAAGGAAAAGCAGGCTGAAACATTGCGCAGCAAAGGTTACAGTGATGACGTAATTAAAGATTATCAGGATCGCACTGCTGCATCACAAGCGCGTATGCGTGAGCAGATGGCGCGTAGCAACGATAATGACAATGATAGTCGTCCAGCTCCAAGTCCAGCTCCGAGCCCTGCACCATCACCTGCCCCAACAACTCCAACACTCACACCGCCGCCTGCGCCCAAGCCACCTACACCGATTGCTGATGCCCCAGTAACCACAACTGCGACAACAGCGCCTGTTACTGTTGGCGGTGCGCTTGAGCCTGTAACAGTGGGTCAAACGTCTGCTGCGTCTGGTGAGATGGACGCTGCTGCTATTGAGGCTGTTGCAAATGGGCCAGCGGAAGAGAAGGTTGCTGACACAGCGCGTAAGGGTCGTCGTGCGACGATCCAGACGGGGCCACAAGGTTTGCTTACGGCAGCTCGCACGCGCCGCCGCAGATCGTTGATGGGCGGTGATGAGCCGCGTGGGTTGATTACATGATGTATCGTAGGCCTCAGAACATTGCAGGCGAGATGGGGCGCATGTCGTCCCAGCCAGCCAAGCGCCGTGCAGACATGACAGTTGATCCGTTAGAGCGGCTGAACCAGAAAATGGCTGGTCGGATGCAGGGCGGTGCTGTTGAGGGGAAAGAGAAGCGCAAGAAGCGTTCTATGTTAAATAGTATTGGAATGATGTAATGGCACAAGTAAATCCGTTGATTGCGCAGCTAGACCGTAGATACAAGACGTTGCAGTCTCAGAGGTCTAATTGGGAAAAGCACTGGCAGGAGCTTGCGGATTATATGTTGCCGCGCAAAGCGGATATTACGAAAAAGAGGACACAAGGTGATAAGCGTACAGAGCTAATCTATGACGGCACTGCTGTTCATGCGGTTGAGCTTTTATCTTCCTCCCTTCACGGTATGCTTACCTCTCCCAGTACGCCTTGGTTCTCTATGCGGTATCGTGATCCTGCGTTGCAGGGTGATGATGCTGCAAACGAGTGGTTGGAAGTCTGCATGGATCAGATGTATCAGGCTTTCAATCGCTCGAACTTCCAGCAAGAGATACATGAGCTGTATTATGATTTGGTCGTGTTTGGCACGGCTGCCTTCTATGTTGAGGGTGATCGTGAGGGTTTGCGGTTTAGTGCGCGTCACATTGCCGAGGTGACGGTGGCTGAAGATGCCAACGGCAAGGTTGATACGGTTTACCGCAAGTTTAAGATTACTGCTCGGGCTGCTGCACAACGATTTGGCGAAGACAACTTGCCAACGCAGATGACAAAGGACTTGAAGAACGATCCGCACAAAGAGCATGACCTTGTGCATGTTGTATATCCGCGTGGAGAGACAAAAGGTAAGTTGGCAAAGAACAAGCCAGTTGCATCTGTTTATTATCACTTAGACAGCAAGTCTTTAATATCTGAGGGTGGGTTTGACGACTTCCCGTTTATGGTGCCGCGGTTTGTGAAAGACAGCGTAAGCACCTATGGTCGCTCGCCTGCAATGAATGCGTTGCCAGATGTTAAGATGGTTAACAAGATGTCTGAGACAACTATTCGTGCGGCTCAGAAGCAGATTGACCCGCCGTTGATGGTTCCTGACGATGGTTTTGTTTTGCCAGTGCGGACAACCCCAGGTGCGTTGAACTTCTATCGGACGGGTACGCGGGATCGTTTGGAGCCGTTGCAGATCGGCGCAAACAATCCGCTAGGTTTGAACATGGAGGAGCAACGGCGCAATGCGATCCGTCAGGCATTCTATGTAGATCAGTTGTTGATGTCACAAGGCCCAGCGATGACAGCGACTGAAGTGTTGCAGCGCAATGAAGAGAAGATGCGGCTGCTCGGGCCTGTACTCGGACGATTGCAGTCCGAGTTGTTGCAGCCTCTTATATCCCGCTCCTTTGCGCTGCTGCTCAGGAACGGGCTGCTCCCAGCCGCTCCTGAGCAACTACAAGGTCAGGACATTGACATTGAGTATGTAAGCCCGTTGGCGAAAGCGCAGAAGCTGACTGACTTGCAGTCTATGCTGCGCGGGTTTGAGGTCATGATGCAGGTTGCTGAGATTGCGCCCGTCATGGATTACTTGGACAGCGACAAGCTTGTGCAATACTTGGTTGAGGTTACTGGCATTCCAGCGCGTGTAATCCGCAGCGACGATGAGGTTGCGCGTATTCGCAGACAGCAGGCGCAGGCGGCACAGCAGCAGCAAGAGATTGAGCAGCAGATGATGAGCGCTGAAGCGGCTGGTCAGGTTGCGCCACTGGTTAAGGCTGTGGGTGGGCTTGAGCAGTGAAAAAAATTGAAGACTTAAAACTTTCCTATCGACGGACGTTTAACACGGACGATGGAGAAATTGTATTGAGTGATCTTAAAACCCGCTTTGGGTTTGAGACAACCACTTATTCGGACAATCCTTACGAAAGTGCATTTAACGAAGGTCAACGAGCAGCAGTGCTGTTGATTGTCCGTATGTTGACCGAAGGAAAGGACACCTCATGAGCGAAGAGGTAGCAGAAGCAGGCGCAGCAGAAGCCCCAGCGGCAGAAGCGGCACCAGTTGGTTTTTTGGAAAGTTTGCCAGAGGAGCTGCGCAACGAGCCAAGCTTGCGCACGTTTACTGACCCTGGCGCATTGGCAAAGAGTTATGTCAATGCCCAGCGCATGATTGGCGCAGACAAGATTGCGTTGCCAGGTAAATCTGCAACTCCTGATGAGTGGAGAGAGGTTTACACTAAGCTTGGTGCGCCGACTGAGGCGAGCGGTTATGAGTTTGAAGGCGACGTGCCTTTGGATGAAGGGTATCTAAATTCGTTCCGCGAGCATGCGTTGAATGCTGGCTTGCGTCCAAGTCAAGCAAACGAGATGATGAATTTTGTGCGCAGCACAATTGACACCATGAACGAGACTGTATCTCAGGGCGCAGAAGAGGCTCGCTACGCAGCGGAACAAGAACTGCGTCAAGAGTTTGGTCAAGCGTTTGAACAGCGCCTAGAGCTGGCTCAGATGGCTGCTCAGAACCTATTGGGCGGCACAGAGATGTTTGACAACATCCAATTGTCTGATGGGCGCATGTTAGGCGATCACCCTGACATCATTCGCATGTTCTCTAACCTTGCGTCACAGATTGGCGAAGACAATTTGGCAGGCGAGACAACTGAGCTAATTATGACCCCAGAAGAGGCATCACGGCAAATTGCAGAGATGACTAGACGAGATGGGCCATATTTTGATAGGATGCACCCAGAGCATGAAACTTACGTTGCTGAAGTATTGCGGCTTAGGGAGTATATGTAGTGGATAACCGTAAGGCCCACGAGCAAGCTTGTAAGTCAAGCGGACTAGCTGCCCTAAGCAGTAGCACGGCCCCATATGGGACAACCAAGCGCAGCAAACCTAAAACTGAAACTGTAAGGGGATGACATAATGTCTACTCAAATCACTACAGCTTTTGTCAATCAGTTTTCTGCAAACATCCAGATGTTGTCACAACAGATGGGTTCTCTGCTGCGAGCAGCGGTAGATGTAGAAAGCGTGAATGGCGAAAAAGCTTTCTTTGACCAAGTGGGAGAAGCTGCGGCTGTCCTACGTACATCACGCCACGCGGACACACCGTTGATTGATACGCCTCACTCACGCCGCATGGTCACAATGTCTGACTACGAGTACGCAGACTTGATCGACGATCAAGACAAAGTGCGCCTACTTGTTGATCCGACATCAACATACAGCCGTGCTGCTGCCGCCGCTATGGGTCGCGCAATGGATGATGTCATCATTGCTGCCGCTTTAGGTACAGCGCAGACAGGTAAAGACGGTGCGACAGCTACAGCGCTACCATCAGCACAGAAAATCGCGGTTGCGTCTTCTGGTCTAACAATCGCTAAGTTGGTATCAGCGAAGGAAATCTTGGACAGCGGAAACGTGGATCCATCTATCCCTCGTCACATCGTTGTTTCACCTAAGCAGGTTTCTGATCTGTTGAACAACACGACTGTAACATCAAGCGACTACAACACTGTCAAAGCGTTGGCGATGGGCGAAATCAACACATTCGTTGGCTTCCAGTTCCACGTAAGCAACCGTTTGGGAACAGATGGTTCAGGTGACCGTCAGGTTATCGCATTTGCTGGTGACGGCATCAAACTAGCGGTTGGCAAAGAGCCAGCAGCTCGCATTGATGAACGTGCTGACAAGTCATACGCAACGCAAGTCTACTATTGCCAATCTATCGGTGCGACACGCATGGAAGAAAGCAAAGTAGTTGAAATCGCTTGTTCTGAATAAGGAGACTAAAAAATGGCTACTGTATATTCAGCACAACGCACAAACACACGCGCTACTCCAGCCGTGATGAACAAAGCCAATGAGATGGGTGGACGTATCCGCGTAGCTCACGGCACATACGAAGCATCTGCTCTAGCGTCTGGTGACGTTATTGAGATGTTCACTCTACCAGACGGCGCACGTTTGTTGGAAGGCTCTTTGGCGCATGACGCGCTGGGCGCATCAACAACATTGTCTGTAGGCTATGCAGCACACACAAACGCGGCGGGTACAGCAGTATCTGCGTCAGCGGCGGCATACAAAGCAGCAGCAGCGTCAACATCTGCGCAAAAGGTGGACGTTCTTGCAACTCTAGCTCTAGGCTCAGGCTCAGAGACAGACACAAACGAGGACGGCGTTGCCATCACTGTAACAATGGGCGGTGCTGCTGGCACTGGTACTATTGAACTTACAGTCAAGTATGTGGTTGACTAATTAGAGCGGGGCGGGAAACCGCCCCCTCTTTTAGAGGATAAGAGCAAATGCCAAGTACAGTTGATATTGCAAACTATGCGCTAAACAATTTGGGCGCGTCTAACATTTCCTCACTAGACGAGAATAGTAAGGCGGCACGAGTTGTTAATCAAAGATATGAAGCTGTACGCGATGCGGTGTTTCGCGCACATCCTTGGAACTGTCTGATTGAGCGAGCGCAGCTTGCGCAAGACACAGACACACCTGCATTTGGCTATGCATATCAATATGCGCTGCCAACTAATCCCTACTGCCTGCGCGTTTTAGAGTTTTCCAACGGGACGTTATCGTACCCCCAAGACAACATCACAAACAATTCTGGCGGCCCTGTGTTTGTTATAGAAGGCCGAAAGCTACTCACGGACGAGGCAGTGGCGCGTATTAAGTACATTGGTCGCATAACCGATCCACAGCAATATGATGCAAGCCTTGTTGAGGCTTTGGCAGCTCGGCTTGCTGCTGAAATTTGTTATGCAATCACTGGTTCTACATCTATGGTTCAAATCCAGACATCACTGTATGAAGCGAAGATAAACGAGGCTCGCTTCAATGATGCAACAGAAGGTGCAACACAGCGCCTAGAGGCAAGCGACTTTATTGAAAGCAGGTTCTAAATGGCACGATCAGCACCAGCGTTTAGCTCGTTTACGGCAGGTGAGATTAGTCCACGCCTTGAGGGCCGCGTCAATATTGAGAAGTACACCGAGGGTTTGTCTGACCTGACAAACATGGTTGTTATGCCTCACGGTGGCGTGACGCGCAGACCTGGCACAGAATTTCTTGGTGAAGTTGCAGACAGCTCAGTTAAGACCCGATTGATCCCGTTTCAGTTTAAGACATCTGACACGTATATTCTTGAGTTTGGTGATCAGACAATGCGCGTGTATCGCAATGATTTGTCTGTTCTTAATGCAACAGACAAGAACATCACAGCAATTACAAAGGCCAATCCTGGTGTTTTAACAAGTACATCTCATGGATTTAGCGATGGCGATGAAATCTATGTAGACAGCGTTGGCGGCATGACAGAGTTGAATGGGCGCAACTATCTAGTTGCCAATTCAACAGCAAACACGTTCTCATTGCAGGATTTGTTTGGGAATGACATCGACACAACAAATTTCACGACATACACATCAGGCGGCACAGCCACAGAGATTTACGAGATTGCAACGCCATATGCCGAGGCTGACTTGTTTGACCTGCGGTTTGCGCAGTCCGCTGATACAATGTACATTGTACATCCCTCATATGACATACGCACACTAACACGCACAGACCACAATGCGTGGACATTTGCTACGTTTTCCATCACTGGATCGCCTACTCCATCTTTAAGTGGGTCAAATAACCGCCCCAGTGTTGTTTCGTTTTTTGAGCAGCGCCTTGTGTTTGGTAACACAAACAACAACCCGCAGACGCTTTGGTTCAGCAAGAACGGGGATTACGGCAATTTTACTGTCGGCACTGCCGACGATGACGCGCTGATCTACACGATTGCGTCTAACCAGGTGAATGCGATCCGCTTCCTGTCTGCTACTCGGGTTTTGACCGTGGGTACGTCTGGCGGTGAATATGTGCTTACATCAACAAACGATGGGCCTGTTACGCCGACAACGACATTGATCCGCAAGTATTCTAACTATGGCACTGCGTTGATTGAGCCTGTGCAGGTTGCAGACGTTACGTTGTTTGTGCAGCGCGGAAATAGAAAAATACGTGAGTTTAAGTTTGTTGGTGACGTAAATACTGGTGGCTATTCCGCGCCTGACATGACGATCCTTGCCGAGCATATCACCAATGGCGGCATTGATCATATGGCATTCCAGCAGGAGCCTGACAGCGTTGTGTGGTGTGTGCGCGATGACGGAACACTGCTTGGCATGACGTATCGCCGCGAGGAGGAGGTTGTTGCTTGGCACAAGCATGTAATTGGTGGTGAGTTTGACAGTGGTCAAGCTGTTGTAGAAAGCATTGCAACGCTACCGACAGACACTGGCGAGGACAGCCTGTACATGATTGTAAAGCGTACAATTAACAGTGTCACTAAAAGATACATAGAAAAGATGAAGCTGTTTGACTTTGGCGAGGATACAACGTCTGCGTTCTTTGTGGACAGTGGGCTTTCGTACAGCGGCAGCGCAACGACAACACTAAGCGGTTTGTACCACCTAGAAGGTGAGACATTGCAGGTACTTGGCAATGGCGCAACACACCCTGACGAAACTGTTAGCAGTGGTAGCATCACGCTTGATTACTCCTCAACGACTGCGGCTGTTGGCTACGGATACGACAGCACAATGCAAACACTACGCATTGAGAGCGGATCGGTAGACGGCACAAGCCAAGGCAAGCCCAAGCGCATTCATGCAATCACGCTGCGGTTTTACGAAACTGTTGGCGCAGAGGTCGGCAATGACAGCGGTGAAATAGACCGCATATTCTTCCGCGACAGCTCAATGGCGATGGATACTGCGGTGCCATTGTTCACGGGCGACAAAGACATTGAGTTCGATGGTGGCTTTGACGATGATGATCGTGTATATATTAAACAAGGGCAACCATTGCCCATGACAGTTCTAGCGTTCTATCCACGCATGAACACGTTTGATAAGTAGGTGTGACTGATGTGTAACCCTTTAGCAGTTATTTCAACAGGGATGCAGGTTGTAGGTGGGATACAGCAGAAGCAAGCAGCGGATAGGGCTGCGGCTGCGGCGCAAAGAGCTGGTGAGTTTAACGCTACTATCATTGAGCGTGACATTGATTTGCTTGCTCGTCAGCGCGGTATAATCAATTCAAACTTTTTAGTCGGACAAGAAAGAGCGGCAATTGCATTTGAGCGTGACATACAGGGCGCGGCAAAAGCTGGTTTTGGTTACGCAGGTTTTGATATGAGCGCAGGTACGCCGCTTGCGGTATTGCGCGAGAATGCGCGTGAGTTTGATTACGAGCAGAAAGCACGTGAGTTTAACAACCAAATACAAAACATGCAGATTACGGATGCACAAGAAGAGGCGAGGCTTAACGCGGAGCTATCACGCATGGAAGGCGGCATGGCTGCTGCATCTGCTCGGGCGCAAGGTACTGCATCAATGATTAATAGTTTTGGAGAAGCTGCACAATTTGGCTATGAAGCTGGACTGTTTGGTGGAGGCGATTAATGAGAATACCAACATACAAATCACAGCTTTCACCTACGTCAGAGGCTCCTGGTCGATCAATTAGCGCACGTATTTCACCACAAGCTGTTGCGCAGGCAGAAATGGCAAAGGCTGCGCCTGCCTCGGCGCTTATTCAGAATGTCGGCGCGTATGCCAAGATGCGTTACAATGCAGAGCAAGAGCTGCTGTTAAACGAGGGGCTGCTAGAAGCAGAGGAAGGCATACGGCAGGCTGCGTATGACCTTGAGCGCTCAAGACGACTTAGCGATGTGTTTGGCGGTGAGAAGCTTTGGAAGTCTCAGACAGACGATTTGCGCACACAAGTCTTAGATAAAATTGGAACAAACAGATTTACTCGTCAAAAGTTCATGGCTCGATTTGATCAGATGGAGCTGACAAGTCGCTTTAAGTTGAAAGATGTTGTGGACAGAAAAATTGAAGCAGCGGCACAGGCTAGCTTTGCTGCGCGTCAAAATCTTGCGGTTACGGAGCTTTCTAAAGTAGGTCTTGGCAATACCGCTGAAATGATTGAGCTTTACGATGCAAAAGTTAATAGCATTGTCGTGGACGGGGCGACAGGTGTTAAGCAGGGCCGCTACAGCGCAGAAGGTGTGACAACAGTTACGAATGCAATGAAAGTTGACATCGCTAAAAACGTGGTTAGCGGATATGTTTCAACATCACCTTTGTTTGCGGTGTCTTTGGCAGAAGCACTTGAAGTTCAGGATTTGCTAGAGGCAGGTATTGAGGTTGATCCTGAAGATATGCCGCAGCTTCCAGGTGGTGCTTATGCTTTGCATACTTTGCAAAATATTCCGCGCGATGATGCGATGGATATTATTAAAGCAGCTTTAACAGAAGCAGCAGCGTTTCAAACTCAAAGAGACAAACAGCGCGAAATAGTAGAAAAGCAAGAGGCTGATTTGCTTCAAAGTCAATCTGCTGAGCTTGACGAGTTAATGCTTACTCTTGACCCGCTTAAGCAATATAACATGTCTGATATTAAAGCGGGCCTTGAGATGTTCCCAGGGATTAACATAGATACAACGCAAGAAAAGATTGCTGGGTACGACATATTAACCTCATTGCGCAGGTGGGCGTTTAACAATTTAGATGTATCTCAAGAAAAGAACGAATTTTATTTAGAGCAAATCAACGGTGCTACACGCAGGCCAAAAACTTCAAACCCTGTTGTTCATGAACTTTTGACGCAAAAAGCATCGGTGGGAAAATTGACGTTTGAGGATGTTGACTTGGCAAGTGCCGATTTAACCCTTGAGCATCAGACCGCTTTTTTTGCTTTAGTAAGAAGTCAAGGCAACGAGGGCATGACGGAAGCTCGCAGGAAAATTAAACAAGCATTAAGCTACGATGCTAATTTAATTAAAGAAACAAACGCTGAAGACGCTGCCCAATTAATAAATGAAATAAATGATTTGTATGCTCAGGTAGATGATGCGGTTGAAAGCGCTATGGAGAAAAATCGTCCGCTATCAAAATATGAAATAATTAAATTTGCAAATGATTTAATTGCATCTGCGCCTGGCGTTAGAGACATAATAGACAAAAGCTTAGATGCTGTTTTAACTGACACGACATACGTAAATGCATTCCCAGACATATTTACTGAAGTTGCAAATTTACCTTCAGATCAGCAGCCTAAAGAGATTATTAGGTTAATTAATAAAATGCTTCAAGAAAGTGAAAATGTCGCACCAAGAATTAAAGGTGCAGCAACATCACTTCGTGTTGAGTTGCAAAGAATTGATGACAGATACAAGGCGCTAAAACGATGAACCCATTCAACTATAGCATAGATGATGAGCTTCTTCGTTATGAAGAGGCTGCTAATGTAAAAGCAAGCAATGTTCCTGATACGCCAAACACAGCAGATGTTGTGCGCTACAATGCTGCATTAGGTGTGGAAGAGGTGTACACAGAAAACCCTAGTGGCGGTCACGTTAAGATTGCAGAGCGATCTATCACAGACGAGGCAAGCTTGAAGCGATATGACACTGCGCTGCGAGATGCTGGCGTAACGCCTTCTGTAGAAGATTATTATGCGTTTGGTGCTGACGATGACTTAATCTCCAAGGCGGGTTTGTCCCCTCAAGCACCAATGGGCGGACGCACTGAGCCTTTGATTGATTATGAAAAGCTGTATGTTGAGCGTCAGGGTGGTGAGTTGCTTCAAGCAGGCCCAGACCAGCCTCTATTTGAGGGTGCAATTTCAGAGGTAATAAAAGGTTTAGCACGCGGTGGTCTTGTAAGGCCATCACAATTTTTAAAAGAAAACCTAAATGTGTATGACCCTTTAGTTTTTCAGATCGTTGATCCTACAACAGGTGAATTTGACCCTCAGTTAAAGATAGTTAGCAGAGAGGAAAAGGCTGAAATTGATCAAAAAATAGCGGCAGGTGAAATGCCTTATGCTGTTGACTTTGAGCGGTTGGTTGAACCTGACGCTGCGTCTGGAATGGGTGCGCAAATGGCTGGCGATTTATCGCAATTTGTTGGAGCGTTTGCGGGGGTCGGTAAACTGTTTCGCTTAGGTGGGGGTATTGTTGGGGGCGCTACTCAAGGCGCGGCTGCTGACTTTTTAGCTTATAGAGGTGACGAAGGCAGGCTTACTGATTTACTTTTAGAAATGGGCGTTCCAGAAAATAAAGTAACAGAATTTTTGAAAACTGATCCAAACGATCCTGATTATGTTGGAAGATTTAAGACTGCCTTAGAGGGTGGTTTTATTGGAGCGGTCTTAGAGCCTGTGCTGTTTGGCATGGGTAAAACTTTCAGAGCGGTTAAAGATGGTGATGTGGCACCAGAAGTTTTGCGCGATGCGGTATTAAAAGGTAAAAATGCACTTGGCGAAGCGTTTTTAAAACAAGTGCAAGGCGCAGAGGAAAGGATTGCTCAAGAAGGCACAACGCTGTTTAGCAACCCAGTAGGGCCAATCGTGGATCGCGGTCTGGCGGCGGCTGGTAGGTTGGCAGAAGGTGAGAAGCCATCAGCAGCAGAGTTGCGCAGGCAAGCAAATATCGCACGTTTTGGTTATGATCCGAATGACCCTGTAG